GTAAAAAACAGTTGCAGAATCATTAATATTGTTTAGTATTGCTTGAACTTTTTGATTTGACCCGTATGCCAAAGGCATATCAAATTTTAAATCAAATATTACTGATAAAACAGGACTTAATTTAAAGTGATGATATATTACTGCATCAGGGTCTAGGTAATTGTATCTTAGTGGAGATTTTTGATGTTTACCATCGCCTTTAATTTCTATATATTTTTCAGGTCCCTTTTCAAAAAAGAATTGAGAATTGAGTTTATAATAAAATACCAATGAATCTTTAGGGAGTTGAACAGATTTTATTATAGCTATCGAACCAATTGTTATAGGCATATCCATTTTAGAGTCAAATAAAGCGTAATGATTGTCATTGAGTTTAAAACAATGATAAAATTTTTGGTTTTTTATAACTTGTTTGTCATTGACTTTGATTGCAGGCATAATACAATATAAGTATGAGTGACTTTTTTAATTTTGAACCTCGTCCTGATGAAGTTAAGGAAAACTATGAAGAAATCAGAAAAAAGATGAATGAGGTTGCTGGAAAGTATGCTAATAATGATATAGTCAAATCTTCCACAGGAAATGATATTTTTGATTTTGAAGAAAATAAAAAGAAGTTAATTCATGATTTGGATTGGTTAACTTCTTTGGAAGTGGAAGAATTTACATTTCGTAAAAAATGGGAAGAAATTCAACTAGTTAATGATTTGATAAAACAATTTCATCCCCGAGCCAAGAAACGCATTTGGGCTCCAACAGACATTAATAATGAAGAATTAACGATTAAAGAAATCAACACACTTCAACCAAAGGTGGTGGTCGTAGATGAATCACAGGAACGACTTTGGACTACATTAAGAATCTATTGTAGTACTGCAGAATACAATCAAGCACCGGGCCGATTTATAAAATTTTTGATGGTCGATGATATAACAGACAAAGTGCTGGGTATAGCTTCAATTGCCAGTGATGTAATTTCAATTTCAGATAGAGACAAATATATCGGATGGACATCAGAGGATAAATTGAAATACAAAATGTTAAAACATTCAGCTATAGGAACAACCATTGTTCCAACACAACCATTTGGAAGTAATTTTTTAGGTGGAAAACTTATAGCCGCATTGGTAACTTCTGGCGTTGTTAGAAATGAATGGGAAGACCAAACCAGAGGCGTATCAAATAGTTGTAAATTAGTTGGTATGACTACCACCAGTCTTTATGGTGGATTTTCCATGTATAACAGTCTCAAATGGTGGAAGTCGGTAGGAATGTCTAAAGGAAAAATTCCAGTAAAACCGTATGAAAAGGGATATGAAAATTGGCATCAGTGGTTAAAACAACATGATAAAAAAAATTACGATACTGCTATGACACAGAAGGAAGGTGTTGCTGGCCCCGTTACAGGCGCAAAAATGAGAGTGTTATCCATGATATTCAAAGCCTGTAAAATAAAACAATCTGACTATACTCATGGATATGAGCGTGGCGTTTATTACTCTTGTTTTTATGAAAATACCAAGGAATTTCTCTGTAGGAAAATTACAGAAGATAAATTAGTAATGAAGCCACTATTTAAAGATGATATCAAAGCTATTATGGATTGGTGGCGACCAAAAGCTATTGAGAGATATAAAAAATTAAAAGCAGAAGGAAGATTAAATCCGAATAAACTGTTTTACAGTGATATGAATGAAAATGAATCAATTGGTATGACTTACGAAAAATGTAAAGAATTATATTTTCATAACGTCAATGCAGGTAAAAGTTAATTATGGGCCGTACATACAGAAAAAACGATAGGTGGAAGAAAGACCGTAGAGATCAAAACTTCAAAAAAAGTAAAAAATTCAAGGAATTCAAACGTGGTGGTGTTAAATCACCAAAACCGGCTTCTACAGAAGTCGAAACAATAGATATAAGCGATGCTACTGACTCTTAAAATTTTGGTGTGGTGTTTATTAATCGGTGTAATCTATTTTCTATTTAAACGGGGGAATAGACTTCAAGAACAACTTAATAAGGCAAATGATGAAATTGCTCGCATGCGTCGCAATATAAATTCTTTACATTACAATCAATCGATGTTAACATCATCCGTTAGAAAATTATATAAAGAATTAAAGAGAAACGATGATAATCTCAAGCGACAAGTCAGATTCGAAACCAAAGAGGGGTCGTAAAAAACTAGAAAATACTACGACAAAAGGAATAGGATTGTTTGACCATGTTAAACAGATACGTTCTGTTCAAGACCCTAACTATTTTAAGAATTTAACTGATGTTGATGTAAAATCGTTCAATCATTTCATGATACTCAAAGCATTGAGCATGAATCCAGAACTTTTGGAAGACGTAGCAACTTTGTTTAAAAACTTTGATAAAATACCGTCTCCACAATTTTATCAACTTCTCATAGGATTGATTCCCCAAGATAAACGATATTATCAATGGATTAAATCATCCAAAAAACCATTTAGTAAAAAACTTCTTGAATTGATATCAACCTACTTTGAAATTTCTCAGAAGGAAGCCGAGGAATATGTTGTATTATTATCATCAACTGAAAAAGGTAATAAGGAATTGGAAGACCTTTGTAGAGCTTTTGGGTTGTCTGATAAAGAGGTTGAATCCGTTATGAAAGGAAATGATAATGACGAATAAACCAATCGTGATAGGCGTGGGCGGTTTCGCTCGTAGTGGTAAGGATACATTTGTAAAGATAGCAAAGAAAATTCTAAAAGAAAATGGTTATAGTTCAATAAAATTAGCATTTGCTGATGAACTTAAAGAAGAGATTGACCCATTTCTTAAAGAATGTTATGGTATCAGTGCATGGACTGATGTTACAGAGGAAAAGAATCTAATTCGCCCTCTCTTAGTGGCTCATGGTTGCCAAAAAAGAATTCAAACAAATGGAACATATTGGATAGACAAAATCAATGGTGAAATTGATTTAATACATTGTGAAGATGTTGTGTTTGTAAGTGATTGTCGGTTTCCAAATGAGGTTGATTGGGTTCATAATAAATGGGGTGGATGGTTTGTTCATGTAAAAAAATATTCTATTGAAAAAAGATATGATGATGAAGATGGAAAAGTAGTAGATTGTCCAATATTTGATAAAGCTCCAAATGATGAAGAAGCTAAGAATGACCCAATTTGCGAACAGAAAGCTGATTTTAGATTGGAAATGGAAAATGCCATTGAAAGAGAACAACGATTAAAAGGGATTAAAATTACTCCAGACTCATTAATAGGTAATACTTATCTCAATGAAGAGATTAGATTATGTCTATCGAAATGTCCTTTTTTAACGTTGAGGTAAAAACCAGTTCATCCGTGTATTTGGTGGAGTGTTCTACACCAGAACAAAATAAATTATTTAGGGACACAATAGATAATTTTCATAGTTATGTAAAATATAAAGACTCACCAACCAGAAACATTCGATGGTTAATCTATGAAACTGTGTCAGGCAATCATATAGGGTCAATTGGATTATCTTCAGCAACCATTGCCGTGTCTGTTAGGGATAGTTTTATAGGATGGGATAATGATACTAAGATAAAAAATTTGTGTCATCTAGCAAATAATTCGCGATTTTGTTTGGTTCAGCCAAGAATAACTATAAAGAACGCAGCATCATCCACTCTTAAACAACTTAGGGTTGAAGGAACAAAACGATGGAAGAGTAAATACGGTGATGACCTTATTTTGCTAGAAACATTTGTTCAACCTGAAAGAGACGAAGAATACAATAATCATAAACTAAGAGTTGGAAGTTGTTACATGGCAGATAATTGGATAATGATTGGGGAGACACAAGGAAATCACATTCGTAAGACGCCCTTACGTCTATGGGCGAAAGAAACAGGTGAAAGAGGTAGATTGGCTAGGGAAGACCAAGCAGAATGTCTAAAACGATATGCTGGTTACTTGGGCGACCACTCTAATTCAGGTTATAAAGTGACTAAAGTGGCGAAGAAAATTATGCTTGTTAAACCACTTGTAAAAAATTGGAAAGAAAGATTGAATTTATCTTCTAATTGATGCAATCATTTGATTATTTATATAGAAATCTATTCTACTGTCATTTGCTTTAGATAATAACGTGGAAGCAAACGAAGATGCTCTTGATGCAAATCCTATGTAATATTGCTTACATTGGTTTAGTTTTGCTTGTTTTGCTTGAGGCGGGTCACATGCGCACATGCGAGCTAACATATCCATACATGCAACAAGATTTTGAGCTTCTGGACATATTCCAATTATTCCATTTCCTATTAAAAAATTACGCAAATCCTCAGGCCCCTTAAACATCATAAATTGATAAGTTTTGTAATTATTCCGTATATTATTAGTGAAGAAACACATACAAGTGGTATGGCTAATAAACTGGTAGATGATATAATAGAAAAAAATACACACATAAAAATTGATAACCAAACTGATAGACATAATGGACATGCTAATAATTCAGTTATAAAATTATAATTGTATTTTTCTTTTAGAAATTCTGGGTAGTTAATATGTGACCCGTTTATTATCATTTCAAGTCGTTTATTGTAATAATCCTCAAC